TGAGGTGGATATGCCCAACACTTCCTATGCTAATGACTTGATTGAGTTGATGAAGAGAGGTGATGTGAATCAATCTTCTTTTGCCTTCTTGATTGAGCAAGATAGATGGGAGGAGCGTGATGGCAAAACTTATAGAATAATAGAGAAAGTATCAAGGCTTCTTGATGTATCTCCGGTAAGCCAACCGGCTTATCCTGATGCAACGAGTGAGCTAATGATGAGAAAAGATACACCTGAATCAGAAGGTGCTGAAGCGGAGGTCAAGGCTGAAGTGGAAGAAGTTGCTGATAATGAAATCTTTGAATATAAATTAAAAATCCTAAAATTAAGTTAAGATGAAAAACATTGAACTTAGAGGAAAGCGTGCGCAGCTCATCAAAGATGCTGATGCCATTGTAGCTGCTGCACAAGCTGAAGGTCGTTCTATGACCTCCGAAGAAAAAACAAAGTTTGAAGCTATTGAAGCAGATGCTCGTAGCTTTAAGCAAGAGATTGACATCATTGAGCGTAACGCTGAGATGAAGAAAGAATTAGCTGCTACTGAAGGAGAGGCTCGTGCCGCTGCTACAAAAGTAACTGCTAAAGATGCCTTCTCAAAGTATTTACGCCATGGTATGGGTTCTTTGAATGCTCAAGAGCGTTCTATGATCCAAAAGCGTGGTACTGCAACGCAGATTGCTGGTACTGATTCATTAGGTGGTTTCTTAGTACCTCAAGAGTTCAGCAATGAGCTTGATGTTGCTACTTTGTTCACTGGTGAGGTTGAGCGTTTGGCTAAGAAGTTAAACACTGCTTCAGGCGGTTTGTTAGACTACCCAACGGTTGATGATACTGGTACAAATGCAGTATTAACTTCTGAAGGTTCTGCTGTAACGGTTGCAGATATGACTTTTGCTAATGCTCAGTTATCTGCTTACAACTACAGCTCTTTGGTTAAAGTATCTCAGCAATTGTTGCAAGACTCAGCGTTTGACCTTAACAGCTTCTTAGTAGAGGCTATGGGTGAGCGTATTGCTCGTGTAACTAATGCTGCATTCTCTACGGATAACGGATCTAGCAAGCCACAAGGTATTGTGACTGGTTCTAGCTTGGGTAAGACTGCTGCTGGTGCAACTGCAATTACTGCTGATGATGTACTAGACCTTATCTACTCAGTAGATAGTTCTTACCGTAACAAAGCAAGCTTTGGATTGATGGCACATGATAACATCATTGCTGCGGTTCGTGCTTTAGGTGTAGGTGCTACTAATGACTTCCCAATCTTTATTCCTTCATTGGAAGTTGGGCAGCCTGACCGCATCTTCGGTATTCCAGTATATGTGAATAACGATATGCAGAGCTCAATTGCTACAGCTACAAAAACAATGATTGCTGCTGACTTCAGCAAGTTTGTTGTTCGTAATGCTGGTGGCGTTCAGATGCTACGCTTAAATGAGCGTTTTGCTGATGAGCTAGAAGTAGGTTTTGTTGCTTACAAGAGAGCTGATTCAAGAGTATTGAATAGCGCAGCTATCAAGCACTTAATCCAAGCATAAGCATGATTAAGGTAGTCTTTAAAAAGACTATTGTTGGTTCAGGGTTCCGCTTCCGCAAAGGTGCGGAGGTGGAACTTCCCAACGATAGAGCAAAGGAGTTTTTGAACGCTGGCTATTGTGATGCAGTTGCAGAGCCACCAAAGAAGCGTGCAAATAAGAGCGTTGCAAAACCAAAAAGCAAAGAATCTAGGTAATGGCATATTCAGTAGTTACACCAGCGGCAAGTGAGCCAATCACTTTAACTGAGGCTAAAAACTTCTTGAGAGTTGATGGTACTGATGATGATACACTCATCACAGCACTCATATCTGCTGCCAGGGAGATGTGTGAATCTTACTGCCGTAGGATTCTAGTAACTACAGTAATAGATGAGTATTTTGATGGGTTCCCTAATTACAAGAATCCTGAATCAAAAGATATTATCTATCTAAGCCGTGGCCCAGTGGCAAGCATTGCAAGTGTGAAGTATGTTGATGAGATAGGTTCAGAAGTGACCGTAAGTGCATCAGCCTATGTTGCTGATCTAATCAGCGAGCCAGCACGAATTGCAAGCACAGCCGGATGGTTTGCAACTAACGGAATCATCAACCAAGTTATAGTGCGTTACACCGTTGGTACGGATGTGAGCAGCATACCTACGCCATTGAAGCAAGGGATGTTGCTTATCATTAGTGACCTCTATGATAAGAGAGATGACCGAGTGAAACAATTGCCAACGGCATCCGAGTATCTATTCAATCCATTCCGAATCTTCACGTTCTAATGATTGACCAAGCTGGACAACTAGACCGCAGAATCTTGATAAGAGACTTTACGGAATCTACTGACACCTTTGGCCAGGAGGTTAAGACTTACCGTGACCTTGGCTATGTTTGGGCCAATGTGAAGGAGAAGGTAGGAAGTGAGGGTGAAGAGGGTGATATGATAGCCTCCACGAAAAAGGTGGAGTTCATCATCAGGTACCGCACGGATGTTAATGAGCAGATGCGTATTTCGTACAACAGCAACATATACAAGATCCAAACCATACAAACGGCAGATGCTAGAAAGGCATTCTTGAAGCTTGTGTGTTTATGGTCTGATGCGCAGTAATGGAGAAAGTAAAAGTAAAGCTTGAAGGTGTAGAGGAGACAATGAAGAAGCTCAAGAAGCTTGATGATAGGCTCAAGAAGAGAATCATCAAGAAGGTTGGGAAGAAAGCTCTACCTCCAATGGTTGATTCTTATAAACGCAACATAAAGGATGCGGATAGCGTGTTTAAAGTTTACCGAGATGGTAAGATATACACTGAGATTATCCCTGGTCAATTGCGCAAGAGTGTAGCCATTAAATCACCAAAGCATTTACAAAGTAGAAATGTTGTAGGCATGAGCGTAGGCCCTAGAAGATCGGGCAAGGTTTATGGTGAGAAAGACAAAGGTGGTTGGTATGCTGGCATGATCAACTTTGGATGGTTGAGGCCTTGGTGGGGAAAAGACCGCTATAGAGGCAAAAACTTTGGCTTTGCACAAAAGGCAATGGGTGCCGCAAAGACTAAAGTAAAAGTTAAGTTTGTACGAGTGTTTAAAGGTGAAACCAGTAAAGAGATTAAAAAGCTCAAATTTGGGCAAAGAATAGGTTTGAAATGATAGGCAAAGTGATCAAAAGTAAATTTGATGAAGAAGGCCCCTTAAACGATGTGTTTGCTGGGCGTGTCTATCCATTGGTTGGTGCTCAAAGTGGGCAACGGCCTTTTTGTGTTTACGACACGACAAGCATAAGACCTGAAGGATCAAAAGATGCAGATAGCCACATTGATATAGTGAATGTGGAGCTGAATCTTGTAGGAGATACATACAGCCAATTGCAAACGGCAGTAGAAGATATACGCACAAAATTTGTGCGAATGAAGGAAACAATTGAGAGCGTGAATGTTCAATCATGTGGCTTTGACAACCTCACCGAGGTATTCAATGTGGATGAGGAGACATACGCAGTATCAGTTGATTTAGTGTTTAGAATAGTGAAATCATAAAAATTAGAAAAGATGGCAGCAAGTACATCAGTAATGAATAGCACCGATGTTGTAGTAAGACTCGGTACGGATGGAGTTTCTTATCAGACAGTTGGTAAGATGACTAACGCTTCTTTAAGCGTAACAATGGCAACTAGAGATGCGAGCACTAAGGATAGTGCCGGATGGATGGAAGTCCTGGAAGGACAAAAGTCTTGGACTTTATCAGGAGAAGGTTTGGTAGTGTATAGTAATAGCGGCAAGGTAACGCCTAACGATATTTATACGCATTTATCAAATCGTGCGGTTATCCACATTGAGTTTGGATCAGAATCAACGGATGAGAAATACTACAAAGGTACTGGGTACTTCACTGAGTTCTCAACGGATGCTGGAATGGAGGACAACGCTACATTTAGCTTTAGCTTCCAAGGTACCTCAACCTTGACTCAAGATACTCAATCATAATCATTTGGGAGGGCATCATTGATGCTCTCCCTTATTAAAAAACAACAAATGAACACACAACAAATAAAAGTAGGAGAGAAGCTATACCCAGTAAAGTATGGCTTTAACGCACTGAGGATATTTTGCAAGGAGAGTGGTATTGAACTGCAAGACATTGAGAAGATAGCACAAAGCATGAGCCTTGATCACGCCATGAACCTAGTATGGGCTGGCCTGAAGGATGGCGCAAGAGTGGAGAAGATAGATTTTGACCTAACCATTGAGGATGTAGCTGATATGATGGATGAGGACAACACAGTTATCACTCAATGTATGGAGCTATTTATTGCATCCTTTGTAAAGCCGAACAGCGAGGAAAAAAAGTAAGCACCCAAGCCTCTGAACCATATACATGGGACACATTGGAAGCTATAGGTTTGGGTGAGATGGGAATGAGTGTGGAGGAGTTTTATAACATGACACCACGCCAATTCCAAAACAAGAGAGAAGGCTTCCACAAGCACCTTCAGTACCATACTGAGTTGCTTTGGGAGACTACCAGGTGGCAAGCAGCGGTGAATGTTGCACCACATACAAAGCGGAAGATAAGCCCTAAAGATTTGGCTGTTTTCCCTTGGGATGGAAGGAAAAAATTGCATAGGGCAGCAACCTTTGAGGAGGTGCAGAAAGGAATAGAAAAGGTGTTTGGTAAATGAGTGACATAGATTTTAAGATTGGTGCGGATCTCAAGCAGTTCCGTGGTGCCATGGGAAACATAGACCACAGCCTCAAGAGATTGAGCGGTGGTTTTAGTGCTTTAGGTGGCGTGATTGGTGCCTCATTTGCTGTAGATGCTATCAGGCAGTTTGTCACGGAATCCGTAGAGCTTGCCAACCAAGCGGAAGGTGTTAAGGTAGCTTTTGACCGCCTCAACGATCCTCAACTATTATCTAAGCTACAAAAAGCCACAAGCGGTACGGTTGATGACTTAAAACTCATGCAAACGGCTGTAAAGGCTAAGAACTTCCGTATTCCAATGGATGTTCTTGCAAAGGGTTTAGAGTTTGCACAGCGTAGAGCACAAGATACTGGTGAGAGTGTTGATTACATGGTTGACTCTTTTGTTACTGGTTTGGGTAGAGAATCGGTGAAGATTCTTGATAACCTTGGTATCTCTACCATTGAGTTGCAAGAGAAAACCAAGGAGCTTGGCTCAATGGCTGCCGCTGTAGGCGTTATCATGGATGAGGAGTTTGAGAACGCTGGTGAGCGTGTTGAGAGCACTTCCATGAAGATTGATGCACAGCGCACTGCAATCACAAACCTGAAGATGGCAGTAGGTGAGCAGTTGCAGCCAGTATATTCATCATTCTTAGAAGGCACTATTGGCCTCCTTGATTCACTCAATACCATGATGAGTGAGCACATCACTGCTTCTGAATCTCTTGCTACTTTTGCATCCTTCTTCCAAGGAGCACAAGGCAAGGCGTATAGAATGTATATAAACGCTCAAAAGGAAGGGAGAAAAGCGGCAGAGGAATTTGATGCTGCTCAAAAAAATAGTCAGCTCACCGTTGAAGATTTTAGAAAAGCCCAGGAAGAATACGAGGCAGATAGAAGGAGAAAACAAGCTGAAGAGTTGGAAATACTGAAAGCTTATGAAGATAAGCTTGGAGAGGTTCAACTGAAGATAAGAGATGCTCACCACCAAATGGACAAGCTCTTTAAGCCTGATGGATTTGATGGTGGTTTGTTAGCAAAGCAATTAGGCTTTGATGAGGTAAACATGGAGCTTGAGCAGATAGCAGAAACTGCTGAAGAATCCTCTTTTGTGTTTGACCACAGCTTTAGAAAAAATCTTGGAGTATTAAAAGAGTTTGCTGATGAGGTGATGATTGTAGGTTCTATTCTAAAGAGATCCTTTGAGGCTGCCTTTGTGCCTATTGATCAGCTGGAAGATGGAGAGACACGCCTAATGAGATTTAGAGAGGTGTTTGTTCAGCAGATGACTCAAATGGCTGCGGCACTACTTGCAACGGCAGCAGCGGCTGCAATCCTTGCTGTGATTTTAACAGCAGTATTTGGTGGTAGTAATGTTGCTGGAGCAAAACTATTTGGAAAAGCTGGAATGGGCTTTGGCGATTTGTTTAAAAACGTATTCACTGGCATTGGAGGCTTTGGCCAGGGCTTTAATGGTTCAGGTGTAGGTGGAGGCCAAGGAGGTGGAGTTCAAGTGTTTGGTAGACTATCGGGCACTGACATACTTATCTCTAGTGAGAGAGGTGGAAGAGATAGATCAAGATTAAGCGGTATAGAATAGTATGGCGGTAAAATTATATTCAGAGTTTAAGAGTGACACTGGCAAGTATTACAAAATAGAAATACACGATGAGGACTATAGCGGTTCCTCTCCTGATGTATTTACTGTAGGTAGTGATGGATTTACATTGAGTTATAGAGGTAATGAAAATGTTATCTACTCTTCAATCATTGGTTCATCCGTTACCTTTTCACTATATATAAATGATACTGCTACTCAATCATTTGTAAACAATCTAAAGGTTTACCAGCAAAATAGATACTTCATCAAAATATTTAGAGGCACGGAATCTAGCAATACATTTATTTGGGGAGGATATATTCTCCAAGATGTTATGGATATAGAGGATGTCTCAACACCTAGAAAGATAAATATAACGGCTCACGATGGTATCAGTAAACTAAAAAACTTTGAAGGGAAGACTGGATATAATACGCTTACAAATATTTTTGTAAACGCTATATATGAATCATACAGCACATCTATTTTTAGCGCAAGTGATATTGCACTAAAAGTAATTAGTAATTGGTGGAGCCAGCAACACACATATAGTGCTAGTGAGCAAGCTCTGCAAACTACCGTAATAGATCAAAATACCTTTCACGAATTTGATGATGAAGGTAATGTAGTGAAAGCTTCATTATACGAAATCTTAGACAGCCTATGCAAGATTTTTGGTTTAAGGTTCTACTTTTCTGATGGTGTGTTTAGGCTTGAACAAATTTGGGAGAGATCAAATACAAACCTTGTTGAGTTTTCTTACCGAGCAAATGGAAACTTATCAGCGATTGAGACAATATCAAGAGATAAAACAATAGACCAAACAAGCAACGCTGCCAGGCTTGCTGGTAATATATTTAACTTTTTGCCAGCAGTAAATACTACGCAAATAACTATTGATAGGCACTCAGTAGATTTAAATGGTGTAACGCATACCACAGCTGTAGCTCCTCAAATAGATTTAGGCTTCATACCTAATGACAGCAATAACCAATTGTCCATATCAAATAAAAGAACTATATTCTTAACAGTTCCTTCCTTAGTAGCTACTACTGACATTTACGGCATTATCAATATGGATATTGTTCTAACGGATGGAACTGATACATATTATCTAAAGAGAGATATAACAACATCTGCAACTGGGGTTGGGCTTCAATATAATAATATGAGTTGGAGCACGGTGCAATCAGGTAGCGGATACAAAATCTTTATCGGGCCTTTCACTGAGAGTTTTGATCAGTCTATAGATACAAGTAATACCATCACTACACCACCTTTGCCAATCAGTGGAAATCTAACTATAGACACAAACTTTGATAAGTTCGTAGATAAATTAAATGCCACCTACACACTTGGTGGATCAAGCAGCGTTAGTTATGAGGTGCAGTTCATTAATGTGCAGACCACCAATAATGATGGATTCACAAATGCTACAAATACCATAAAAGCTACAACTACAAATGCAGATATAGATGGTGGTATAATATATGACATTGGAACAACTAAGATTTATGATGCTTTAGGTGCTCGTGGATCTTTATATGAAAGGGATGCTACTACATTGGTACAAACACCTACGACTGGATGGAGAGAAGGCAACAGTGGTACATATACCAAGGTTCAAAATTTAGTCACTAAAGAGATGCTAAGATTGATGAACAAGCCAATACAAAAATATGGAGGGCAATTTTTTAGCAATCATGATTTTCGTGATAGGTTGGTTTTTGATTCTAAAAATTGGATTCAGCTCAGTGGTGATTTTACCGCTAATGATGATCAATGGAATGGGAGTTGGTTTGCTATAAACAAAGAAACTATAAGCTCTACAAATAGTGACACCGGACAATCTAATGCTGTGTTTTCAGTAGGTAGTTCTTCGGTAAATGGATCAATAATAGTAGATTCTATAGATATAGGAAGTGCAGATGCCGCTAATATATCCACTGGTACAATGACCAACAATGGTGCAGTTGTTACAGCTGTGAATACAATAGCTGGAACTCCTGGAGGTACTACCACGATAGACTCAAGCAACTACATGAACTTCTTGAGCTATTCAGGTGCCAATGGAAATCACACTATAAACCTACCAGCATCAGTAAATGGGGTATTTTTACGATTCAAGACCAATGAAACGGTAGTAGCTAATAAGACAATCACACTGGATCCAAATGGTAGTGAAACTATAGATGGTGAGACTACCTATGTAATGAATAGGAGCTACGATGGTATCAGCCTCCTGGGCGTTGGTAGCCAGTGGCTCGTGGTGCAGAAGAAGGAGAAGTAGCCCATTTAGTGATACTTATATTGCAGCTACTTACATATTTTCACAATGAAACAATCAACTTTTTTTTACCTGCTACGCAGAGGTGTGATTGGAGGTGGAGGTGCTCAGAGAGATTCAGACTATCAAGCGGTTTTAAATAAAGCCACTACTGAAGGTTTTGATTTACCGAGCCGAACAAACCGAGATAGACAAAATACACTTTTAACAAGTTTAAAGAGTGCTGGTGTTTGGGCTAAATTAGATGCGCTGTATGTACTTGCTACGGATGGTGATAGTGATTTTGCCACATTAAACTGGAAATCGCCTACCACCTTTCAAGCAACAAAAGTATCATCACCAACATTCACAACAAATGTTGGTTTCAATGGAAACGGCACAGCCTCATATCTTGAGCTTGGTATTGATCCTACAAATGCTGCGGTTACTAAATACTTAAAAGATGATGCCTCCTTTGGTGTTTATTCTTGGGATGATATAGATACTTCTACTTTTAATTATCCAATATCTCAATCTACAAGAATAAGAATCCTCCAAAAATCTGCATCAACAAACAACCGTATAAACAATGCATCACCAACCTCAACGGAAGCTATAACCACATCAGGCACTGGCTTGATTGGATTGAATCGTAGTAGCTCCACGCAGTACCGTGGGTTATCTTCTGATGGCACTCTTGGTACATTAATCAATGGGGGATCTATAACGATAAACCAAGCTGGTAATTTTCAGCTAAATAAATTTTCAACCACATTCAAATCAGGCCGTATTGGTTTGGCATGGGTAGGCGGTGGTTTTACCTCTACTGAGTGGGCTGATTATGTTACAGCAGTAAATACATATATAGCAGCGTTATGATAGTATTAAAAGCAAATGGAGAGCAGTTTGATGCTTTGGATGGTTTTCAAAATGGTGATAACCTTTTGAAGTTTGCAAAGGACGGCAATGATAATTGGATTGTAGGTCTAGAGGTGTTGAGTGATTCAGCGTATAAGGAAATACACAATCAACTAAATGAGCTGGAGCACATTGAATATGTGCCAATACCTGATCCTGAAGAAGAATAGATTATGAGACTGAAAGTAATAAGACACCACAGCACCGAGGACTACACACTAGGAATGCTCCTAGATGTTACCAAGGGCATTAAGTTCCTTGCATACACCTTAGAAGATGAGCACCGTGATGTGAAGGTAAAAGGAGAGACACGCATACCAGCTGGTATGTACAACATCACCCTACGCACTGAAGGTGGACACCACCAACGCTATGAGGAGAAGTACGGTAAGATGCACAAGGGTATGCTTTGGGTAAGAGATGTGCCAGGCTTTGAGTGGATACTCATCCACACCGGCAACACTGATGAGCATACTGCTGGTTGCCTCTTGGTAGGGAACTCATCAGATATGAAAGGATTTATAGGCAGCTCAGTGAATGCCTACAAGAGAATCTATACACCGATAGCGAAAGCATTAGAGAACGGTGAACAAGTAACCATTGAATACATAGACTGGAACTCATGAAAAAATTTGTAGAGATATTTAAAGATGACAACCAATGGAATGAAAAGACCATCATAGGCTTTCTATCCTTTGCAGTAATGATATTGGTGATGCTTGCCGATGTGATCACTGGCTTCTGCGGTGTTGACCTCCCTATCAATGAATTTACTTATAACAGCTTTGTGATAGTCACCCTAGGGAGCTTTGGCATTGCTGGTATTGAGAAGTTCGCTAAAGCCTCCTAACAATGACTGAAGCTGACTTCAAGCTGCTGCTCATCAATGCCGCATCATTCACTATAAGCCTAGCACAAGTTGAGATAGTGCTTAAAATCCTACTACTTGCCTTTTCTATAGGATACACTGCACAACGCTGGTATCTTATGAATAAGAAAAGATGAAGCTCTCTCTCATAGCAAGAGTATTTATAGTGGTAAGCGCATTAATTATGCTTACCTTTTTCGCTGTGCAAACAGCGGTGGTGATTGGCTATGCTGATAATTCCTACAACATCATTCTCTTTGGATGGTTCTGCGTGATAGCCTTCATGCCTTTCTTCTTCTATGTAATCATTGAGCTTGTGCGCAAGGTGCGCTACAAATTCCAAACCATAGAAGATACCCTAGGAGCCATAGACAAGAGCAATGCCCTAGTAGAGTTTGACCTCAACGGCACCATCCTCTCTTGCAATGATATATTTTGCACCACCACCGGATACACCAGAGAAGAGCTTATAGGAAAGCACCACAAGATGCTAGTGCCCTCAAACATTGATGAGGACAAATACAACACGTTTTGGTACGACCTGA